TGGGAAGATCTTGGAATTAGTTATGATGACAAGACTAACAGAATAACTTATGAGGAAGTTATCTATGATACAAGACCTATACAAACAAAAAAGGTCCTTGGAGTTGAAGTGGGAACAGGAGCATCTGTCTGAAGGTAGATATACTCTTGAGATGGTCAGAATCGATGACAAAGTCAGAGAGATCATCACTAAAATAAAACTGGAAGAAGCAGTTATAGCCCACAAACAAAACACTATTGAAGGTGCAGCTCCACAAGTTTCAGTAGCTACTTAATAAAAAAGCTACATCGTTGAATAAATTCAATTCACATTACAGGCTCTCTTGCACTCTATTAAAATGTAGTATATAGTTTCTACACTATACAATTAATCAGAACGTAAACGAGTATAGTCGACGGCCTAGAGATTACGTTCGGAAACTAGGAGGATAATTATGGCAAACACTACATTTTCGGGACCGGTCCGATCGGAAGCGGGATTCCAACATGTAACTAAAAACACCACTACAGGTGCTTTTACAACTAACTACCTAAACGTTAAATTTGATTTCGTTGGTATGACTCACGCTGCAGTTTCTGCAGGTTCAGGAGTTGCTTTACCAGCTGATCAAGTTAGCACGGTAAACTTCACAGGAGCAGCAGCTTGCTCTATGAATTTACCAGCAGCTACAGTAGGAACAAGAGTAGCTTACGTTCAAAGAGTAGACACAACTGGAGGCACTAACACATTAACTATCAATGCAGATGGAACAGATGCATGGGTTACAGGTAGTTTAATCGAAACTAGAGCAGCTGATAATGTATCTTACGATACATCAACAGCAGGCGAAGGTCAGTTAGTTTTCACTGCAGCTAATGCAACTACAAACTTTTTTACAATAGGAAGTATCTTATACTTTTCTTGCACAGAAAAAGGTTTATGGCATATCGGCCTTGACTCAGCTAAAGATCCTTTAGCAGTTAAAGGTGCGTTCGCATTTGCAGCGTAATAAGTAATTAATGTGGGGCTTCGGCCCCACATCTTAATTTTAAGGAGAATAATATGGACTCAGATCAACATACGTTGAACAAAACAACCGGAGCTGCTTCAATTATAAGAAGTTCAAGAACTAGAGTTACTTCTATTCAAGGAAGAGGAGAAGCTGGTTCTGTTTTACTTTTACATGATACAGATGATGCAACTGCCGCGGCAGGTGGTAATTTAAAAGCTACTTATAAATTCGAAACAGAAGGATTAGAAGTTTATATACCTGGTTCTGGTATTTTGTTTAAAACTGGAGTTTGTGCAACATTAACACAAACTACTGGCACAGACGGAAGTGTTACCATGACAATTACGAGAGGATAGTAAATGGCTAATACTACTTCGGGAACAGCAACGTTCGATAAAACTTTTTCTATTGAAGAAATAATAGAAGACGCTTTCGAACGTATAGGATTAAATTCTGTAGCAGGTTATCAACTTAAATCTGCTAGAAGATCTCTTAATATCTTATTTCAAGAATGGGGTAATAGAGGTATTCATTATTGGGAAGTAGGTTCAACTAATCTAGATCTTATAGAAGGTCAAGCAGACTATGATTTTTTTAGATCTAGTGATGATGGAACATCAGCAACAACTACAGATCCAGCAAGCGTATTTGGAATATCCGATGTCCTTGAGGCACAATTAAGATCAAATAGAACTCAGACAACACAATCAGATAGTCCAATGACAAAAGTAGATAGATCTACATACGCAGGATTCTCAAACAAATTATCTAAAGGCACGCCTAATCAATACTGGGTAGAGAGATTTATAGATAAAGTTACTATACACGTTTATCCAACACCAGATTCAACAAACGCATCTAAAGATATGCATTTCTTTTTTATAAAAAGAATACAAGATGTGGGAGATTATACTAACGCAACAGATGTACCATTTAGATTTGTGCCTTGCATGGTATCAGGACTTGCATATTATTTATCACAAAAATATCAACCACAACTTATTCAAGCTACAAAACTAGCTTACGAGGATGAGTTTGCAAGAGCATTAGCGGAGGATGGATCAGCTTCAAGCACACACATTACGCCTAAAGCTTATTATCCAGGAACATAATGGCAAAGTACGCAACAGGTAAATACGCAAGAGCAATATCAGACAGATCTGGTATGGAGTTTCCATACAAAGAAATGGTTAGAGAATGGAATGGATCATTTGTGCATGTATCTGAGTTTGAACCAAAACAACCACAATTAGAACCAAAACCTATGAATGGTGATTCGATATCTTTGCGTAATGTCAGACCGGATAGAACAGAAACTGCTGTTCCTAATATTTTACCTTTAAATGCTTTTACAACAACTTCTGGATCAACTACAATATCTGTAAATGAACCAGATCATGGTAGGTCAACTTCAGATACCGTTAGATTTAGAGATGTATTAAATGTTGGTGGAGTTGCAGCAGCCACAATAAATAATTCAAGTGGATACACAATAACTAAGGTAGATGATAATAATTATACCTTTGCAACTAGCACAACATCTAGTATAAGTGAATCAGGAGGAGGCGGATCTGCATCAGCAGGACCGGTAACAGTAAGCTCATGATAAATAAAATTTGGAATTGGATAAAAAATAAATTTACACCTGAAAAACAAGAACCTCATATAATGTTATATGATCCGCAACCTTGTAAAGGTCACAGAAGATTTAGAAACAATTGTGAAGAGTGTAGAAAGGTTTCAGGATAATGGCTGGATTAAGTGCATCAGGATTAAAAACACAAATAAGAAGTTATACTGAAACAGACTCTAATGTTTTAACAGATGCTGTTTTAGAAAATATAATATTAAATGCACAGTATAGAATTTTTAGAGATGTACCGATTGATGCAGATAGAAAACAACAACTAGGTAATTTTGTTGCTGGACAAGAATCTATTAATGCTCCAGCAGGATGTTTGTTTATTAGAGGTATACAAGTTTATGATACTGCAGGATCTGAAATTACAGGAGCTAACAGATGGTTAGAGAAAAAAGATGTTACATATCTTCAAGAGTATCAAGATATTACAGGAACATCAGCAGCTCAAGGTCAACCTAAATATTATGCTATGTTTGGTGGTGCTACAGGAGAATCTGATACTACATCAGGAAGAATATTTGTAGCTCCTACACCAAATACAACATACAGATTTAGAGTTCATTTTAATAAAATGCCTGATCTTTTAGAAAATAATGATACTAATTATATTAGTCTTAACTTTCCAAATGGGCTTTTATATTGTTGTTTATCAGAAGCATATGGCTTTTTAAAAGGTCCGATAGATATGTTGACTTTATATGAAAATAAATATAAACAAGAGGTACAGAAGTTTGCTAACGAACAAGTTGGTAGAAGACGAAGAGATGACTATACTGATGGCGCTGTTCGTATACCGGTAAATTCAGCAAACCCGTAGGAGAATAAATTATGGCAAATACATCGGCAATATGTTCGAGTTTTAAACAAGAACTTTTACAAGGTAAACACAATTTTGCATCATCAGGTGGTGACACTTTTAAAATTGCATTGTATGATAGTGATGCAACTTTAGGTGCTTCTACGACAGATTATTCAACATCAGAAGAAATTACAAATACATCAGGAACTGCATACACAGCAGGCGGAGCAACTCTAACAAGAACAGGAGTTGGTTTGACTGGCACAACTGCTTTTACAGACTTTGGTGATGTAACTTACACATCAGCTTCTTTCACAGCAAATGCTGCATTAATATATAATACTACAACAGGAACAAGTTCAGGAACAACTGATGCTGTTTGTGCGATTGCATTTGGTGGAGATAAAACAGCAAGTAATGGAACTTTTAAAATTGAGTTTCCTGCAAACGACGCGACAGCAGCAATAATCAGATTAGCGTAGGAGGTCGACCATGTCGACAACTTCAGGATGGGGACGATTCACCTGGGGACAGGCTAATTGGAATCAATCTACAACTTTAAAAACAGGATGGGGTGCTCAAGCTTGGAGTGGTGAGGGTGGCTGGGGAGATCTTTCAGATCAAACTATTTCTTTAACAGGTGTATCTGCTTCTTTTAGTGTTGGTTCTGTAGATATTCCTGATGTAATAATTACACCACAAAGTTTTGAATTAACATTATCTCAAGGTGAAGGTTTTGTACCTGTAAGTATAGATACTTCATTATCAGCAACATTTTCAGTTGGTTCGTTAACAATAAACGATGTAACTTTTGGTTTACCTAGTTTTACTATAACAGGCGCTTTAGGAGTTCCTGTTGTAGCTGACATGACTGTTGGTTTAACAGGTCTTGATCTTACTTTATCTCAAGGCACAGCTTTTGCTCCAAATGAAACAGTAATAGTTTCTGGTCAAGAAATGACTTTGACTCAAGGGACTGCAGTTGGAAGTTCTTCACAAGAAGCTGATTTAACAGGTGTTGAAGCAACATTTACTTTAGGTTCAGTAGTTATACCAAATGATACAGTTTTAGTATCTGGACTTAATTTAACATTAAGTCAAGGTTTTGTAGCTCAAGAGGGTGATGCATTAATTCAACCTACTGCACTAACAATGACAGGTAGTGTTGGAACCGTAGCTGTAGAAGAAGGTTTAGGGTTAACTGGAGTATCTGCTTCATTTAATATTGGTTCAATAACTATCCCTCAAATTACAGTAGGATTGACTGGACTATCTGCTTCCTTTAATATTGGAACTGTCGATATCTTTGCTTATGGAGATGTTGACCCAGGTGCAAATATATCATATAGTAATGTTTCAACGGGTTCGAACGATACATATTCGGATGTTGCAACTGGATCAAATACAAGTTATAACGATGTAGCAGCGTAGGAGAATTTTTTATGGCATCAACATACACACCTTTAGGTGTAGAACTTCAAGCAACTGGTGAAAATGCCGGTACATGGGGAACAAAAACTAATACTAATTTACAAATCATCGAGCAGATAGCTGGTGGTTTTACACAACAAGCTGTAACTGATGGTGCAGATACAGACCTTTCTGTTAGTGATGGATCAACTGGTGCAACTCTTGCACACAGAGTTATAGAATTTACAGGGTCTCTTACAGGATCAAGAAATGTTACAATACCTTTAGATGTTCAAAACTTTTACATTTTAAAAAATGCAACATCTGGTTCTCAAAATGTAGTATTTAAATATGATACTGGAACAGGAACTAGTGTAACAATAGCAAACGGAAAAACTGTTATTGCTTATGCAAGAGCAGATGACGGAACTAATCCAAATATTACAGAAGTTACTTTAGGAGCTGACGTAGTCGATGACACTTCTCCACAATTAGGTGGTAACTTAGATACTAACTCTTTCATGATAGACTTTGATGATGCTCATGGTATCAGAGACGAAAATGGAGCAGAACAATTAATTTTTGAAACTACTGGTTCTGCAGTAAACCACATTGATATTACAAATGCGGCAACAGGAGCTGGTGCACAGATTGGTGCAGTTGGAGATGATTCAAATCTTAACTTACGTTTAAGACCAAAAGGAACTGGTGTTATTGAAGCAATGGGTGCAACAAACCCAGGTTCAATTCAGCTTAACTGCGAATCTAATTCTCACGGGATTAAACTTACATCACCTCCACATAGTTCAGGACAATCGTATGAACTTAAATTTCCAACAGGAAATGTAACAGCAGATAGATTTTTAAAAGTAGCTAGTATTACAGGTTCAGGCACAACAGCAGTTGGTCAATTATCTTTTGCTGAAGTATCAGGTGGTACTTCATGGCAGGCAGTTAAGACTTCTACATTTACAGCAGTGGCTGGTGAAGGTTATTTTATTAATACAACAGCTGGTGCAATAGAAATGGATTTACCTGCAGGTAATATTGGAGATGAAGTTTCCTTTATAGATTATGCAGGAACATTTGATACTAACGCATTAACAATCGATCAAAACGGTTCAGAAAAAATTGCAGGATCAACAGATCCTTTAACAGTATCAACAGAAAGAGCAGCGAATACTTTAGTTTATGTAGATAGCACACAAGGTTGGCTCTTAAAGAATAATTAAGGAGATACATGGCTGCTTATAAAGATTTAGTCGGGCAGAAGATTACGAAAGTGACTTCTAACCCTGGTGAACCAAAAACAGGTCAGATGTGGTA